ACTGCTTCATCTAAGTCAACAGACTCACCTAAAGCATTCATTACATAATCGGCAACATTGTCAAGTTCTTCTTTACCTAAACCTTCACGTGATAATACTTTCAATACATCTTTATGTGATTTAGCATTTTTCTTCTTAGCAAGTGTTACATACTTATCGTATCCACCTTTCTTACCAAAACCAATACCTTTTGCATTTTTCATTGAAACTGCTTCTTCAACTGATTCCATACGACCTTTAACTTTGAATACTTTATATTCACCACCTACACGGTCAATTGAGTTACCACGTTTAGCATACTTATCTGCTTCTGCTTTAGTCTTGAAGTTTTTAAACTTATCATCTACTGCATTCTTATTACCATTATAGTATTGAACGTTGAAGTAGTCTTCTCTCAACTCTTCTTCAAACAATGAGTCTAAGTCAGTTTCAACTGATTCGTTAATTTTAGTCCAAGTGTCAAATTGAGTTATAGGCATTAAAGATTGTTTCTTGCCTTTTTTCTTAACTGTAACTTTCTTGCCGCTGACAGCTATTACCTTTAATGTTAATTTGTTCTTTTCAAATTCATCGCCAACTTTCACATCAGTATTGCCGTATCCTGCGGGTTTTGATTCTTCAAATGATTCTTTTAGTTGTGGGATTAACTCATCAAGATAATCGAGAGTCAATTGACCACGTTGTCCTTTAATATTAACAACCCATAAACCAGAATCATCTTCTAATGAGAAGTCGCCAATTGCTTTACCTTTCTTCTTAATAGTATGTACACCACGATTACCCCTTACAAGTTCTATATCACCAGACTTAACAGACTTAGCACCTTTCTGCCACGCATTTGCTATTGGAGTTTTACCTTCATCAAGTTCCTCTTCATTTAAATCGTCACCCCATTGTTCAACCCCTTCATTAGCAAGTTTCAATGCTTTAGCAACGATAGGGAAGTCAGCAAGACCTTTCTTAATCTTTTCAATCTTTGCCCATGCTGCATCAAAATTACCTGAAGAACGTTTAGCAACCTTCATTGCTTTCTTAACTAACGAATCCTGAAACTTTGCTGCTTCAGCAATTTCCTTATCGATAGCAGTATCTTCATTAATATTATGTAAGTTTTTAATTGTGTTAATTAAGTTCATTCTGGAATCCTGATATTTAATTTGTTATTATGCTATATTTATAATTTATTCTTTATATACTTTATTGCGTGGGGTATCATCAACCATATGACATTAACCCTCACCTTCATCATCAACCACCAACTATCGTCTTTACTTAATGGTTGCATCCAAGGGAATATGAAATTAGTCTTTTTCAAACATATTCTCGAATGTATTATCTTTTAATTCTTCTTCAAATAGTGAATCCAAATCGACTGTTTCATTTGTAGCACGTGCTTTCTTGACACGTTCAACTTCATTCTTTCTGACTTGAGGCATTAGTTTCTTAGCAAGTGCTTTAATCTTAGCAGGTGTTGCTTTCTTTATTACCATCTTATCAACAGACATTTTTTCAGATGGACTTAATTGAGCATAATTTAAACCTTTCTTACCAGCAACCTTCTTACGGATTTTGACTTTGGCTGCTTTCATTGCCTTCATCATCATCTTCTTAGGATCTGCCATACGTTTCGCCATACGTTTCCTAGACTTTGCCATCTTAGGAGCAAGACGTTTCATCAGACGACCTCTCGCCATCCTCTGTTGTATTGTCATTGGTTTACGGTTTTCTTCCATTATCTTATCGTTCCTTTTAATGATTTCTGGAAGTCGTTCTTAGGGATGTTATCAACAACCCAATTCAATAATTGTCTCATCACCTTATCTTCAGATGTTAATGGTTTACCACGTTTCTTCAATGTCAAGTATGTGAAGTCTTTAACAACTTTTTCATTCTTTTTACCAGATATCTTAGATGTTCTATCAGCACCAGATGGTTCAAAGTACACAGTGTTCTTCTTATTATTTAAGATGACGTGTATCTCACCATTAATCTGCATCTTCTTACCTTGACCAGTAACATAATTGTAAACTGTTGAAGAAGCACCTTCGTGTGTTTGTAGCATAATATCAGAAGGAACTACTCTATCTCTATCTGCATTCTGTTTAATAGCAATTTTGTAATCAGTCAATACCCATACTAAGTGTATGTTAGCAGGGTTATAACCTGCTGCAAGTAAACGGGGCAAAAACTGAGTAACATCTTTAGTATCTTTAGCAGTAATATCAAACATAATGTTAGGTAACTTCTTTCTATCTTTAAGTTGCCCGAGCATTAAGTCAAGTGTCTTATCTTTAAGACCAAGTTTCTTAATGAACATATGAAGTTTAGCAACATCAGCAGGTTTCTTCAAGTCTAATCCTTTAACTTCAGGGTACTTTGCTTGTGTATCAGCAATCTTTTGAAAGGTTTTCTTCCACTCATCAACATCACGGACTTTAAACTTTTCCTTTTCCATAAAGTTGGATGCAGCGAAACCTTTACCAGAACCAGCACCACCTGCTAAGAAAACGATCTGTCCATCTTTACGACCGTTGTTCAGCATAATGAGTTTCTCTTCAAGGTATTCCTCAAAGAGTTTCTGTTCAGTAATAAATTCGTTAAACTTTTTCATATTATTTTAATTCTTTTGGTGCCTTAACGTCTTTCATACCTAATGAACCAAACCACTGTGATGCCATTCTATCATAGACTTGTTTTGCTTCTTTTTGAATTGTATTATTCACACCAACAAATTTCATTTGGGCATACACTGCTGCGAAATCGTTTAATGTTTTTTCTGCTTTCTTCTCGTCAAACTTCTCAATTAGGTTCTGTTCTTTTAAATCGTTATACTTAATCATTTTTTCATTCCTTTTTTAACTGTTTTAAATACTGCTTGAGCATCCCCATTTGATACACCTTTAGGCATACCTGCTTTGAATGCATCGAAGTCATCCTTTGATGCGTGGTTTCTCATATCTGTACCAGAAACACCTGCCTTTCTTTCACCAGAGTTAATCACTTCAAACTTATCAAAACTATAATGAGGTTTGGTTTTATCTTTCTGATCAACGTATGGTCTAATTCTTTTTTCGAAGTCGGCAACTCTATCACTACCAACTACAAATGAAACGTCAGTATATCCTTGGTCAGACAACCACTCAAGTATTTGAAATGGAGTTTTCAACTTAGGGATATCCATAATAACTGCTCTAGGGAAGAACTTCTTCAAATACTTTATCTTATCTTTGTATGGTAAAGGATTCTTCTTAACATCATTAGACTGAGAAGTGAATATCATTCCTGTTCCACCCCGTGCCTTTTTAACTACGAAGTCGATTAACTCACCGTGTCCCTTAGTGATTGGATTAAAACGTCCAAACGTAAAGACAACTGGTTTGTTCTTTGCTTCTAGTAAATGTTCTTTGAACGATTTCATTCTTCAATCTCTCTAGGTTTACGTTTAGAACCTTTAAGTCTACTCTTTTCTGCCTTACCTCTATTTACTGAGGCATCTTCATATCCAACAATCTTACCTTTAACGTGAGACGCATCCATCCCCTCGTGCTCAGGTTTTCTATTCTTTCTATTATACCTGTTTAATTCGGCACGGTATGCTTTCTTTTCATCAGATGATTGAAACTTATCATACTCTTTTCTGTAATCACGTAGATGACACCACTTACATCCAGGAACTGGTTTAAGTGCTTTCTCTTCAACTATCTCACAAAAATCTTTAAATGTTAATGGATTCATATTAACCCCAATTCTTTATTGCGTTAAAATTATTCTTACTAAACTCTAATCGGTTTACTAACTTCACCGCACTATTCGATAACGTATCGATGGCGACAAAACCCTCAGGTCCAGTAACTTTATAACCAGTTGGTGTCTTGATGAAGGCAGGTATCTTATTAACCTTCTCCATCTTCTTAATAAGTAGCAACTTAATATCAGCAATATCATCATGCCATTGTAAGGCATATGCTAACGTTCCACCAATTTTACGGTTCTTATTGATTATATTTATTAAATCTTCAAGCGACGATTGCTTCTTCGCTTTACCCTTTTCGGTCTTTAGTTTAGCAATCATAGGGTTGTATCTCTTTCTTAGGAATTCAATAAACCCACCAACTGCTTGTTGCTTTCCTGAAAACTTCTTACCTTGCTTAGTTAAGTCGTTGATATAAATTTTCATATTAAATGCAATCTCAGTCTTACCAAACATAACCTTCAATGATGGTTTATCAAGTAATGACAATTCCCTCTCAGCAGATGCTAACCTTTTCTGAATGAATGCCATCTCGGCAACCGTTAAGGTGGCAGTTCCAGATACGTCTGAGAAGTTTGTGTCAGTAAACCATACGTCTTTAGTTTTCTTTAGTTTAGATATATCAATCTTAAAGTGAGCAGATAAATCAGCAATCGTATCACCACTATATGTTGTATGCCACACAACACCAACGTTTGCTTTAGTTATTTCTTTAGCAAGATCCGTCCCAGCAGGAACAGCATATGTAATAGTATTTGGTGTGAATGTAATATATTTCTCGTCATCAATTTCTTCTTTCTTTATGTCTGATGGAACAAACATAAAGTCGCCTTGGATAATACCCTTAATTCCCATCTTAGGAAATTCTTTAAGAGCAATTTTCATTTTCTCTGCTAGACTTGCAGCATGCCCGTGGTTCTTATCAACGTCAGCATTTGTATAATTTAGTTTAGGGTTTCTATTGAATACTGCCTTAGTTCCTACAAAGAACTTACCATTCTCAGGGTTAATTCCTGCTACGATACTTGGAGCACCGTCCACTTTTGCTTGAATGTTCATCGGTTTCTTACTATGCCCAGCAAGTGTATCGGCAACACCATTTAATATTTTAAGTGCTTCAACTCCACCTGCATAACCATCGTCAAAGATTGCATCTTCGATGTGCTCAAGGTGAGTTAGTTTTGCTTCGTTTATTAGTGTCTTAAATCTTTTCATTATTTCACGATGGCCTTGAACCCTAATTTATTTCTATGTGGGTTTGGTGCTCCACCTTGCCACTTAAAATTAAAATTAAAATTCTTAAATTTTTCACGTTTGAAGTTTAGTGTTTTCGACTTAACGTCAACGTTCATTTGCAGCAAAGTGATCGACCTTGCCACTTTAGATAATATTTTAGATGATTTGTCTGAATTCAAGACTTTAACAATAGAATGACCCATTGGTCCAATTAACACTCCGATAGGTTTTGTTAATGTAGATTCGTCATACCGTTGCCAAGTTTTGTCGTCTATATTATTTCCAAGCAATGAATAAAACTCAGATAATAAAGGTTTTAGTTCGTCAGACGATTTCCCCTTCAACCAAGAAGATAAAGTAGCAACAGACATATTATTTAATGCAATTTTAGTAACTGAACTCAATTCAATTATAGATTTTGTATTATATATTACGTGGGCATGAATGAAACCTTCCATCACCGACATATCATTCATTGCGATAATCATATCTAGTATGTTTTTCTCTTCTGACGTAAACTCGGCAACAAAAGTGTCGTCTTCCAACTTATCTTGTATCAAAGATGTTATATTTTTGATGGAAGTGGGAGAACCTCCTCCAGATTTAACTGAAATAGGATACCTCAATTTACCACGAACTCCATAGAAATCGACCAAAGGTTCGTTAATTGCTTCTGGGAAAAATGCTTTATTGAATCCAATATTTTTTATCGACCATACCGCACAACACAATTCCCCAAAATCCGCAGAGATAGTAGACAATTCGGCGGTAGTAATATCTTCAGCAACAATATCTATTTTGTTTCCCTTTTGATTCGATTTTTCTATCAAATCAACGAGCAAGTCTTTTATTCCGTCTGAGTAGTTTAGAGTAGGAACTTTCTTCTTTACGGATGCAATGATGCCATCAGCCGTCATATCTTTTCCTGTTACATCAAATTTATCAGGAGCAAGTTCTTTTGTCTTAATAGAAGAATTGCTTCTAGTTTGATTTACAAAAAACACAGAACCTAATTTAGAAGTGATAACATAAGTAGAATACATACCAGATAAACTTATATCAGCATCCTTCACCCTATATCCAAGTTTTTTGAAAAACCCATCAACATCGTTTCCAGCAGGAAACCTCAAGTGCCACTGTAATTTAGCACTAGAAGCATTCTTCGGCAACTTAGTTTTGCTTTTGATATCGTTGAAAATGGAGGTTCCTATCGCAGTCGCCTTTGCCTCAGAAATATAAGACTTAAATGATTTCATAATTGGTTAAAAGTTATCATAATAGATATTTATAATAACTGGATGGGGAATAGGGAGCAGTTTATAGAGGGCAGACATGCTGAGGTCTGTGGAGGGATGCGACGAAAAAACATAACAAAGGAGTTCGCATCCAACTTAAAAATAGGGTGAGCACTGCATGACCATGATTGAGTCGTCAGGAGTATGGCAGTACTCGTGGTAGTTTTTCGGGGGAGTCTCAACTACCAAAAGACTTTTTATATTTATCTGCTAACACAGATTCTAATTCTTCTGCTTCACGTTCATCTGATTTATCCCCTTCAGAATATTGTCTTACGTGAACCATTTCGTGACACAATGTCACAAGCATTTCTTCATCATTTAAAGTTTCTTCAAGTTCGATGTCATATACGTTTAGTTTAAAGTTATGAAAGTCGGCTGGTTTAATACACCAACCATGAGCATTATCTTCAGTCAAATCTCCTAGAGAAACTTCAACCTTAACACTGTCCATAATGCCTAACTCACTTCGGCAAAACCTAATAACTTTTTGAACATCAATCATATTACACCCCTATAACTCAATCTCTATACTACTATTATACCCTAGTTTAGAGGAAAAGTCAAGCGTTTATACTTTTAATTTACCAAATGATTTCTTTTCGCCACCAACCTTAATAGTCTTATTAAACTGATGAGGTTCTTGTTTTGTTCCACCCATTAAATCTAACTGAGCATTTGATTCAACATCATACAACCTCATCTTAGGTCTATCAATACCAACCACAAAACGTTTGTTAGTTCCAGGATCGCCATATCTATTCTTCAACTGCTTAATAAGTATTTGGTCAATTGCTTCCATTTCTTCAGTAGAAATTAGTGCTAACATTAAGTCAGTCGTAGCAGGTAAACCAAACGATTCAGATGTATCTTCTAATCCAAAGTCACTGTCACCATAACCAGTTCTATTAACCTGAGTTGCTGTCACGATTGGAACATTAGATTCAACTGCTAATCCTCTTATCTCTTCAGCAATTGCCTTAACATAAGTATATGAATTCACACTAGCACCCATCTTCATTCTACTTGACATACAAATATTTAAGTAGTCGATGTAGATAATATCTGGGACGAAACCTTTCTTCAACTTCAACTCATTTAATAAGTGCCTAAAGTGACCAACACCTGCTGATGATGTAGGATATTCCTTAACAACCATTTTACCTGATGTCTTACCTTTAACCTTAGCAATCTTTTTCTGGTATATCATCTTAGGTATATCAGCCAAGCCATCAAGTTTAATGTTCAATAAGTTCGCATCAATACGTTCAGCAATACGTTCTTCTGCCATTTCCATAGTAATGTATAAAACGTTCTTACCGTCTAACACATTAGCAGAGGCAAAGTGACACATTGCTAAAGACTTACCAACACCAGTTCCTGCCATTAATACTGTCAAAGACTTCTTAGGTAAACCACCCTTAGTAATCTTATTCAGATACTCAATGTCAAAAGGCACACGTTCTTCAGTTCTATGATAAAAATCATAACGTGCATCAGCATCATCAATAAGATCGTGACCAACGTTCGGGTCAAATGAAACACTTAGTGCTTCCGATAATATTTCTGGAATTGCCCCTTTATCTTGTCCTTCTTCGTTGCCATCAATAATAGCAATCGAATCCATAATAGCATTATATAATGCTTTCTCTTGACAAAACTTTTCAGTGGTATTAACTAACCAATCTTTATCTTCTTTCTCATCATCAATGAGAGTTCCGATATATGCACCACACCCACTAAAATCTTTTTCAGACATACCTTTGCGGTTGTCCAATTCAATTACTAATGCTTCTCTTGTAGGTAATGAATTATACTTTGTGATGAACTCATCAATTTGTTCATAAACAATCTGCTCGACATGATCATCAAAGTATTTCGGTTTTAGGTATGGTAACGTAGATCTTGCATATTCTTCATTATGTATTAAGTTCTTTAAGATTAAGTGGGTTACATTCATATATTAGTATCTCAAGGTGTTTCATTAGTTTAGTCTTTAGATTCTTTATGTTCTTCCTCAGACTCGTCCATTCTCTCAGCAATAATTTTTACTAAGATATCACCTATTATACCTGAAAACTCGTCATCCGTCAAGTCCTCTTCGTTCGGATTTGAAACCGTAATAGTGTTAAACTTTAGAGATGCATCTGTGCCTTCTTCGTCTAGTTCTTTAAAATTGATTGTGTCATATTGATATACAACACCTTTGAATTGCCCTTCTTCAATTTCAACACACCAGTGCTCATCGTGAAATCCGTTAGGGTGGTCTACTAATTTATACTTTGTCATTTTCTTTTTCCTCTTGTTGTGTAATAGTTTCTTCTTCGTCAATAGTTGGTTCTTCTTCAAACTCACCATACATAAACTCTTTTCTTGCTGCGGTGTCGAGTTGATCAAGAATATCAGGGGTGAATACCTTCTCAGGATTAGCATTTATCGCTTTACCGAATACTTTACTACCGTCTGGGAGTTCGTAACGGGTTGATACCTTCTTGATAATCTCGTACTTCTCTGCTAATTCTAGGAGTCCGTAGTACCTATCAAGTCCTTTGTCGAACGATAGTTTAACTTCCACCTTTTTATTCTCTTTAGTGAATCGCGACTTATGAGTTGCACACCCAATAATGTTACCAACAATTTCAGTACCATCCTTATCCTTTTTCTTACCAAGCATAATAATAGAACTTGCTGCATACTTCAAACCCTTACCACCACTGATTTCTTTCTGTGGGAAGTAAGAACCAATCACATCATATACGTGGTTGGTCAGCATTAATGGAACGTTTGCCTTAGCAAGTTTCAATGATAATACTCTAAACGTACCACGAAGCAATTGTGCCTTAGTCATATCTCGTTTGTCAGTACCTGCTTCAGTATCCTCTAATTCTTTCTTAGATGACAACATACCTAAAGAGTCAAGCACCATCATCATCGGTTCTTTCTCCTTTTCAGGTGTGTCAATATAACTTGTTAGGATTCGGGTAGCATCTGTTCTGAATTCTTCAATAGATGATGGTTCTACGATAACAACTCTAGATGAGTCAATACCTCTGTCCTCCATCATCTTCTTCGTAACAGCAGCCTCAGTGTCAAAGTAAATCACACCACCAGTTGCATTATCCTTCATAAACTGTTTGATTACACCTAGTACGAAAAAGGTTTTACCTGTTGCTGACTCACCAGCAAATGCTACAATCTTATTATTGGGAACACCACCGTAAATACTACCAGATACCAGTGCATTTAAAATATACGATCCCGTATCAATCGTTCCTGAAAACTCAGAACTATTTCCACCATCTGATAATAGATTGGCAGTATCAATTCCCTTTGTCATATCACTTAAAAAACTCATTCAAACTCCTATATAAATTATTCTGTTCATACCTTATTATACTATAAACCGACTAAAAAGTAAAGGTTTACGACTTATAAATTTCACTTAACATTTCTTCAAACTGTTCAACCTTATCAACTCGGTTTGGCCAGAGGATATATTCCTTCTCCGGATTCTGCTTCAGGTTGTTAAGCAACGGTGTAATCGCATTATACAAATTATCAACCTTTTCTTGTACGTGGTCGAAGTTGGACGAACTTTGCTCAGCAACCTTAGATATCTGCTGTACTGCGTCTAACTCTGTCTCATCAACTAAACTAAAACCAAAATCGAAATCTCTACTCATAACTTTCTCCTTTAAATAAATTTGACCACTTCTCAAGTTTTGCTCTCTTACGTGGTATTTGTTTTTCTATCTGTTCCCAATCTAACATATCCCAATCATACATTATTTCTAACATACACATTAGGTCGCCAAGTTCAGTTGCTAATTTGTCAGATCCCTCATCGAACCTCAGCATCTTAGAACACTCAACTTGAATTTCAGCACACTCTTCCATAATAATGGTTAAGAGTTCCTGCTTCTTATCGGAAATCATCCAAAGAAGTCCATTAGGTTATTTGTTTTCTCAACTTCCCATCCAACAGCATCTAGAATTGCCCTTAGTGGTTGAATGAATGCCTTATCGAACTGTGACTCATAGTCGATATACTTTTCCATTTCAAATGCTTGGGGTAATGTGCTCACGATACTCAGAACGTTTTGTCTTGATGGGTTTGGCATCTTCATATAGCAGAACTTAATCTTCTCGCCATCTTTGATTTTCTCAAACTTCTTAGTCAGATTGTTTTCCTCTAACAGATGGTTGAACACCAACGCACCTCTTGCGTGGATCGGTGTGCCTTTAGGTATAATCAACCCATCCCCTTTCTCATTGTATTTATTTAGGTCCGAGATACTTCTAGGAAATGCTATGTCTTCGAATTGTTGCTTAAAGAATTCCTCTTTGAAGTCTGTGATGTATTTTTGTACAGTTGCTTCATCAGTAGTCAGGATAATATTCAACGACTTCTTCAATGCATCACGGCAGATTGATGGAGTTGAAGACTTAACCGTTTCAAGACCCATCACTTTAAGTTTGGGTGTAGTATATCTCACACCCTCATTATCGTGTACATTCAATACATATCGTTTCTTAGCAGTCCAAATACCTTTGTCGGCAATTACCTCTCGATCCATAAACATCTTCTGTTCATAAGCATTCATATTCTCTGCCAATTCTTCATAGCATTTATTAATGAACGGTTCGAATTGCTGTTTACCTGCTTTATCAAGGAAGTCTACTGGGTTCTTAGGATTAACCTTTGCAACAAGATCTCCAACATCCACATACACAGAGTCAGTATCAATCGCAATGATATAATCCTTATCAGTTTTCAACAACTTGTTAATGTATTCGTTAAGTTTCTTTTCAATCCATCTAATTGATAACTGACCAGATAACGTAATACTCTCAGCAATTCTAACATCAAAGAATCTCGCATACTGATTTCCTAAGAAACCATAGGCAGAGTTAAGTTGTACTTTCTTTGCTAACTGTAAGTTGCTGTACTTAGAGATATCCTTCTCAATATTATGAGTATCGACACCAAGTTTCTTTGCTTCTTCAAGTTTGGTCTGAGACTCAAGCATTTTCTTCTTGTAAATAACACGGTCGTCATATAACTTCTGCATCATCTCAGGAAGAAACCCTTGCTTATCTTTTCGATACGAATACCCACTTGCGGATAAGCAGTCTTTACTTTTTGGAATATCACCGTTGATGAGTCCGTCAATCGTCACATCATTATACACACCTTCAATAAACGTTTCGGGTGAGATATTATACTGCATAATCAAATGAGGATATAGGGATGCCAAGTCAAAACTCATCACCCAGTTATGTAATCCAACCTGAGGTACTTTAACGTATGCCCCAGCGAATTGAGTTTTCTTATCAATATCTTTCTTCTGAGGTACAACGATATTCTTATCAATCAAATAGTTGTGGATTAACACATCCCACATTCTAACCTGAGCAAATGTATCCTTGTAATTTACCTTAGCATCATATGCCAAAGCAAATACAGCATCGATAAACTTATTCTTGTCATCAATTTGATTAACTAACTCAACGTCTTTGATATTGTAGTCAATAAACTTTTCATAGTCAGTTTCATACAACTGGTGTAAACTTTCAACTTCAGAGTAGTCAAGTTTCCTTTCACCCAATTCTACGTGAGCAATATGGTCAAGTCTATAACTTTCCTGCTGAGAGTATGTGAACTTCTTATAAGTTTCTAGATAGTCAAGTGTCGTAATACCACCCAACTCATACTCAGTCTGTTCACGATTGAAGATCGTTTGTACACGTTCATTAATAATACCATCAGGGGAAAACTTCTTAGTAATTTTATTACCGAGTAACTTCCTCATTCTATTAACTAGATACGGTATATCAAAGAATCTGATGTTCCAACCAGTAACAATATCTATGTCAGCACTTTCCCAGAACTGTAAGAAACGGTGTAACAAATGTTTCTCATCGTGACATAGGATATACTTAACGTTATCCGTCTTAGGCACGTAATCCTGGCAACCAAACGTATAATACACACCTTTATAACTAGCAGTGATTGCTGTTACTGGATGTGCTGATTGGTCTGGATGTGGGAAACCGTCACCCGAATAAACCTCGATATCAATACATACAGTATTAATTAAGTCTGGGTCATATGAGTTGTCGAAGGTTTCGTTGATATGCACATATTCGTAAAGGTTTGTACCACATACTTCGAAGTTCTCAATCCCATCATACTTCTGATAGAATTTTCTAGCATCGCCCATCGAGTCCTGCTTGATTGCTTCTAGTGGTTCACCTTTGATATTTGTGTATTCAGTGTCTTTGTTAGTGGAAACAAAAAGGGTTGGTTCGTACCAGATCTTATCTTTGAAACGTTTCCCATCTTCATATCCACGAACATAGACAGAATTACCTCTGCGGTAAAAGTTCGTGTAAAATTTCATCATTACCCCTATTATATACTAATACTCCCCCAAAGTAAAGTTTAAACTACAATTTTAGGTTTTGGGGGTACAACAACATCGCCAATCATACTTCTATACTGTGCTTCTAAATCGTCAGAAGGTTTCACTACGAACATCACGTTGCGTTCTTTAAATGTAATTTCTTCAATATCAGCATACGGCATGTATGGCATAAAAGTTAATTTGCCATCGTTAGTCGGTAGCATAATCACTGGGGATTCAACTGTTAGGTTATCACCTTCCATTTTACATAGAAGTTCTTCACCCGTTGTTAGTCTTACGATTTTAACTTCTCTCATACTATACTCCGAAGAAGTCTTTAACGGTCTGCCAGATAGATTTATCTTTTGGTGCGACCGCAGCAGGTTTCTTTTGAGGAATCATTACTGGTTTGCCGATAACAATTGATTTTTTCTTTGCCTTTGCTTTCTTAGCATTAGGTTTTGCCATTGATTTTTGTTTAGGTTTTGATACTTCAGTTGTTCTTGATGCCTTGATTGCTGCGAGTAGATCTTTCTTAGTTTGAGTTTTGCCTGCAGTAATTCCATATGTCTTAGCATATTCAATTAAATCTGTTTTATTCATTCTTGATGGGTTTGCCATTTTTATATCTCCATAGTCGGGGACCGAAATCCCCTATTCATTATAATTAACCTAACAAGATCTTCTTAGCAGATTTAGTAAATTCGCCAAGATTAATTGTTTTTGGTTTTTCTTCTTCTGGTACAACGTTTTCAAGACCAATTAGTAATAGTCCATCTACAACGTCAGCACCAACAACTTTGATAGTATCAGCAAGTGTGAAAGAACGTTTGAAGTTACGGTTAGAAATACCCTTACGAATATAATCAGTTATCCCTTCTTTCATTTTCTTATCACCTGCGACAGTCAAAATACCTTTCTCCAAAGTTAAGTCAATATCTTCAGATTTAAATCCTGCGACAGCGATCTCAATAAGATAATGATTCTCATCTTTCTTTACCACGTTATATGGTGGGTATGATTGTTTTGATTGTTGATTGTCATTGTATTGATATAGATTATCAAACAAACTATCGAATCCCAAGAATAGATCTCTCGGGAAGTTATATGCACTTTGTGTCATATTGTTTCTCCTTATATTAAGCGAGTTATAAAATGAGTCCTCTATTGAGCAACTCGTTATTTGCCCTCATGGCAAATTTGGTAGCAGGACTTGGATTTGAACCAAGGACTTCCAGGTTATGAGCCTGGATTTCTACCCGACTGAATTACCCTGCAATAATTTGGTGGAGGTTCATTTGGTTATAAGGATGAACCTGCCTAATTCCTCAAATCACACTATGCCTATCAGGCTGCGATTGCGTAAGTATCTGCGTTTGCGTTTACTTTGGGTCTTACAACTATTTACCTTCTGTCACCTAGTCGATTCTAAATCAACCCCATTAAGGAATACACTACACAGTGGGGGAGGATGTATAATGTATTCCTTGGTGGAGTTGGTGGGATTCGCACCCACGTGTTAAATGACTCCAGTCAATAGTAAGTGGTAAATACTCTGATTAAATCATTTCCTTACCAAATTAGTAGACAGTTTTTTGTTCATATGAGGACTTCTTCCGTCAAACCTCAGCACCGAGTGCCTATGGGTGATTATATGGTATCACCAAACCATTACATAGATTTTACTTATTGAAAATCTTATATAAAACTGCAGCAGCAACAAGACCAACAAGACCTTGAGCACCAAGTTGTGCAACAATACCAGTGATAGTAGCGATAATATCACCACCAATGAATGGAACTGTACCACCAAAAATCACTTGTAATACGATTGCGAATGCAATCAATGCAACACCTGCTTCTGTGCCAGACTTAATCCAGCTTACGATATCTTTAAACATATTCTTACCTTTTGTTATTAAAAATAGTTTAATGTCGTCACGGACATTTCCTTATCAGGAATGTTCAGTTTATTTATATTAGTTCATTACCTTTATTATACCTTGAAACGGTATGAAAGTAAAGTTTTTAGGGAATTAAAAATTCTTTCCTAGGTTATACTTTGGTTCTAGATTCCATTCACGTTTTTCTTTAAACGGAAGGATTTTGATTTGTGAAAGTGGAGCAACTGGTTCAGTGCTCATTTCAGGTTTAACAAGAGTCACAAGACCCCATTCTGCTAGAAGGTTGGCAATAGTATTTCTACGTGCAGTATCTTCATCACCGAAGTTATTTGGTTTACCGTCTAGTGCAAATAGTTCTTTAAAATGCACAATGTAATAACTGCCACGTTTATGTAAAATATGGCACGACTGGTAAATTGTTTTATTCTTTTGAGATGATACACCTATACGAGTAAGTGTTTCTCTAATCTTTAAAAAGTCATCTTCTTTTGCAAGAGTGACTTCTATCATTGTGTCAATCATATGTATCTCATAATTATTGGATTATCAGATTATTTATAATATATCATTCTTTCCCACCCTTCTCTAACTTATTTCTTATCGCAGATATCTGCTCTTTAGTCAGAATGGTGAGTGCTTGTCTTGCTTTAATGTCATTGTATTTATAGTATTCTTTAATGAGGTCGACCTCTCCACCCTTCTCTTTCTTAGACCACTTAGCATACCTTTTCTTAGGACGTATAATGTTCAATAGAAATTCATACTGTAAACGTTTGTCAAGGAAATGGTTAGTGTTCATCTCATTAGCAATAGCAACTGTATCATTATGATATGACAATGCCCTATTAGTTAGGAATGGACTGTAAGATTTCTCAGCGAGCACATCGTTATCAGTACCACGCATCAAATTCTTTTTAGACGTGTTGATTGAGTTTGTGAAGTCAAATGGGTTAGTCTTTGCCATAGATTGTCCTTATTAAAAATTGCATTCTAATCACGTCCATTGCTACATCGTGTTCTGGATCGTGCTGCACAAATTTATCCGTCAGTTCTTTGGGAATGAAGTCGTGGTTAATATCCGTCCCATAAGTAAAACCGTCCACATAAGACCTGACGTCCCTGATGACCCACCATGGAGTCGGATCGACCAATCCAAGCGAATCGCAGATTGACCGTGTGAACACTGGATCGAATGAATTACCTCTAGTGAATACTTTCTTGGCATTTTTGATATCAAGTGTATTTAAGAATGGTATCAGTTCGGTGATTGACACATCATTATCTGATGGTAGCAATTGCTTTTGAGCATCTTTAGACTGTTTCTTCCACCAATCTAATGAACCTTTCTGAACCTTACGACCATACTTAACTTGGTCTGCTACATCAAACTTAACATACTCACACATATCGAGCAGTTCTTCATAGGTGTATGGGTTGGTTAAAAACCTAGACTCATCATAAGCAATGCCAGCAACTGACAATGCTACACCATCGAAGGCATTTTGACTTAACGTTTCATAATCATAGATTACACACTTCACTTCTTCCACTCAGTATCAACCATAATCTCAGTCAATAATGCCATAGTGTTAATCTCTTGGTCGGCAGCAAATGCTGACTTATGTTGATAGTCTGCTAATGTCACTACGATTTGGGGAATGCTACTCGGTTCTGCATGGTCATAGATTGTATCATATAACTTACGGAAGAAAGGAGCAACGTCTCCATCAATATTTTGACCCACCCATTTCCTCGTGGTAGAGAACTCTTTTGCCTTCAGAGCATCCATTAGGGTCTTGAAATTAGCATCTGACGAGTTGACCAAGATGCCAGAGTCAATCTTACCACTCGCACTGTATCGTTGTAATTCATTCAAGACACGTCTATTGTCAGGGAAGTGCTTAGTAATAACTTCGGCAATGACTTTGTCTTCATATTCAATGTTCTCAAAATCAAGAATCATACAAACACGATGATAGAACTCACTCGCCATTTTAGGTTTATCTTTATTACCAATCTTAAACTCTACAACCGAGCAACGTGAATGTAACGGGGCAATAATCTTATTGACAAAGTTACACGTTAGGATGAATCCACAGTTAGATGAGTATTCCTCCATAAAGTTTCTTAGGGCAGGTTGTACAGTCTCAGCATTCAGATAGTCTGCTTCATCTAGGATAACATATTTGCGTCCACCTGATAATGACATACTTGAAGCAAAGTTTTTAATCTTTGTTCTCAGTGTGTCAATCAAACGACCTTCATCTGAACCGTTGATTACAATATAGTCAGCACCAATCTCTTCCAACATTGCCTTAGCAATCGTGGTCTTACCCACACCAGCTGGGCCAGTTAGTAATAAGTTTGGTACATTTTTATTGTCAACGAACTGTTGAAACGTTGCCTTTAGATCTGCTGGTAATACGGTATCAGCAACCGTTTTGGGTCTGTATTTCTCGACCCACAAAAAGTCTTCCATTCAAGTTCTCCATCATCAAAAAGTATATAGTATATGGTATATAGTATATTATACCGTAAACCCGACTATAAGTAAAGTTCTAAGCAGTCAGAGTTTCGTACAGATCCTCGACTTCACTGTTTTGTGCTTGTACTTCAGCAAGGTTTTGCTTATAGTAAATGTTCACAACTTTACGGATATGCCCTTTGTCCATCTCATACTTAGCATTCAAACCAATGATTGCTTCTTTGATAAACTCACGTTCACCCTCCATACGAGTTAGTGAGTCAGAGCAATCTTTGATTACGTGTAAAATATCTTTCTTATCTTGTTCATTTAATGTCATAATATAATTCCTATTTAAATTGTCAATTAACCGTTGTATTTAGAACCTGCTTCAGTAGCAATCCAGTACTGTGCGATTTCACCTTTAAAGTTAGCAATTCCCTTAGACGAAATAGTGACGGTATAATCGCCAGCAATCATCTTGAAGTTCTCAACTTTAAATACGAAGTCAAACACGGCAGAGTCTGTGCTCACATCAACAGCAAATTCATTAGAGGTTGGATTCTTAACATCAGTTGCTACTAATTTAACAGTAGTACCATCACCACGAACAACTACTTCAGGTAATTGTAATTGGTTTGCTGCATTAGCAACTCTAGCAAATACGTCCTTCTTCATAACGAAAGTAATTTCCTCAGAAGGCAATTCAATATTCTTCTCAGGTGGAGCAGTTACCATTGATGCATCTGTATAGGTGTATCGTGATTTAGTAGAACCCTCACTTAGTGTTACGTTGTTGTCTTTAAAATCAAATTCAGCATCGTCAAATAAACTTGCCAGTCCTAGGAATTGGTTCAACTCATAGATAGCAAAGTCTTTAGGGAAGTCTTCAGGAACGATTGCTTGAGCAAGAATGTTTTTCTGCTCAGATACTGTTCTGATTTTATTACCTGCTTTGAATGCCATTGATGGATTCACTGTTGCGAAATTCTTTAAAATTTCAACTGTCTTTTCACTTATCTTCATTTCTATTTCCTTATCATTTATGTTTCATCATTTTCTCCTATTGTAATTGATAAAGTGCTGTCTGTAATTCCAGACATAGTATTCAAAGCCAACTGTAATTCCAGTTGTATAGTGTTTATATTATATTATACTTTACTTTCGGTTGATTGTAAAGTTTTATCGTGTTTTGTATCGTGTACGTGTAATGCCATTATCCCATAGTGGAGGACTTTCATCAAATCCTTTCTATAATCTTCAGGTGTTCCTTTCTTTCCATACCGTTGGGCATACTTAATAATATTCCCAATTGTAAACCCAGCACCGTGTCCAGCATCCATTATAAATTCAGTAGACTGAATATTATTCATAGAGTAGTGCTCACCATAAGTTGCCGACACATAGTCGTACAACTCTTTTAGGATTTTATCTTCGCTGTATTTAAATTTACTCATTTCTTCATATTCTTAATTTGTTTAGCATCAGCAGTAGCACTCGCACCTAGAGATGCTAAGTCTGCTAAAGAACCACCGAACGTATATGAACCCGTGTGTAATAGTTTCATCCAAGGTGCTAAGAAAGTTTCAACTCCAATCTCACGCATCCACTGACAGAACATATAGTCTTCAGACAAGTATCGTTTAGACTTCTCATCAATTAGTGCTTGAAAATACATATGGATCTCACGACTACCGTCAAAGTGTTTAGTTCTTACGTGGTCAGGGATATATGAGAAGTCAGGATATGCTTCACCGAACTTTTCAAACGCACTACGTTGTATCATCATAAAACCTGTGCCACCTTCAAGAACTGACACGGGTTTATCTAAACGAATTTCAGTTTGACCACCAGCAGGGTTGAATACATAATCACCCACAAAGTTCTCGAGGTCGCCTGGATTATCATCAGCATAACCTTTATCAACTGCAAGTTTAATCTTTTCCCAAGCAATAGTTTTCTTCGGGTATGGTCCACACATAATCTCTTTACGTTTCTTAGGATCCATCTCTTCTGGATCCATCAATGCTGCGAGGGATAATACATCATTCGCATCAAAACCAATGTCAGAGTCAATGAACATCAGGTGAGTGTAATCACCACGCATAAACTCATCAACACAATAGTTTCTAGCACGAGTAATTAGTGACTCGTTAAACAAATAGAAGAACTTGATGTCAACATCATATGCTTGTCCCATTTTAGCAAGGTCGGCAGATGATTTACAATACATACCGTGACACTGTCCACCGTACATCGGGGTTGCCACAAAGATTTTTCTTTTTCTTAATTCAGATAATTCAATTTCTAATTCCATTTTTCTCCAAGGTTAGTTCTCATATTATATTATACTATAAAAAAGGCAGGAAGTAAAGTTCCTGCCAATTTTATTTTTATTAGTTAGACTCTAGAAAGGGTTATCAATAACATCCTCATCCTCAACTTTAGTCACACCAGACGCATCATCATACTGCTCAACACCAGCATCAACCTTAGTATATAAGTCAGCAAAAGACAATTTAGTGTCTTCATCAAAACGGTTAATACATAAGTTAATTGCTTTCATTCGGTCATCAAAGATAGAAAATGCTTTAGCAACGTGAACCAGACGACGAGTAGAAATAATTTCGTCAACACCACCGTCATAAAAAGTCTTACGGATGATATCAGCCCAGTCTACAAGTTTCTCAACAAAGTCAGAGTCTTTAATATCTAACGACTCAAACACACGACCTAGGATTTTCTTCTCAATTGCTGGAGAAGGATATTCCTGCTCAACCGTAACTGGGAAACGTTCAAGGAATGCTTCATTCAGAATGTTAGTACCGATAAAACGACCATCATCAGAACCTTTACCTTTAGTATTAGCAGTTGCGATAGCAGTAAACCCTTTCGCTGGAGTCACATACTCACCAGTCTTCTTAATGAAATAACCACCACCCTCAAGAATTGACTGAAGAGCCATAATCTTAGAAGGATTACCAAGGTCAATTTCGTCAAGTAACAATACCGCACCTTTTTCCATTGCTTTAATCACAGGACCTTTAAAGAATTTCGTTTCACCATTCACCAGACGGAAACCACCAATCAAGTCATCTTCATCAGTTTCAACCGTAAAGTTCACACGGATAACTTCCCGACCAGTTTGGGCACACGCTTGTTCAATACCGAACGTCTTACCATTACCAGACATACCAGTAACAAAGATTGGGTAGAACATTTTGCTCTGTAAAACTTTTTTAACAGTAGCAAAGTTACCGAACGGAACAAACAATGGATCCTTCTCAGGAACAAGGTTTTCCGCAAACGAGTCACTCTCTACATTAAAGTCACTTACATTTACCGTCATCGCAGCAACCGTATCAGGTTGTTTAGTAACAACTCTCTCAGCAAGAGGTGAACGGTATTGGCCACGACCAACCCTCATTTCTTTTCTAGTTAGAAAGTGCGGGAAAGGCATACCCATTTCCTCAGCAGTGTCAATAATGACACGGTTAGACATAGTATTGCCGTATTTTTCGAACAACACTTTGGTCAACTTATTTTGCATTTCAATTTTATTCATAATATATACTCCTTTTATTTAACATATTAACTCAACCTACAATACCTATTATACCCTAATTGCGACAGAAAGGTGAAAGAATAACCACCTTTATTTTAAGGGTATTAAGCAACCTCACGTACAAACTCATTCAATAAAGCACGAGAGTTTACTTTATTTTTACTTGCCTTCTTAAAGGCATTTCTCAACTGGGCAGTAGTCGCATCATCAGCAACCTGAAACTGACCATTAGCAGTTTGTAACTTACTACCACCACCAATTCCAAAATACTTGTCATAACCATTTGAAGGAATTACACAATACTTATCGTTTCTCATTGCTTTTGACAACTCAGAATAGTCAGTATCATATGGTAAATAACCCAACTCTCTACGAATTCTATTGATTTGAGTCGGTAAGATACGGAAACCAATAGTAGTAGAACCAGTTCTCTCACGATAGATCTTCAAGAACATATCAGTAACTTCAATACGATTTGTTTCCTTAGTAAGAGGATATCTTTTCTTAGTCACTGGGTCAATCACATTAACTTGACCATTAAACCTCCATCCGAATAAATCATTCAGACCAGAACTTCTTTCAAAAGTTCTCACCTCACCATCAAAATTAGTGCTTGTTTCTACAATTCTAACAGGGGCATTATGACTATCACCATCAGTCAGGACAATCGTATTAACGATATCAACTCGGTGCTGTTTCAAAAACATTCCGTGTAAACTAGACGCACCCATAAGAGAAACGTCAAGCGGTGTTCCGTGTAATTGATATTGATATGGCATAGTTCTAGGATCTGAACCAAACGCAAGCATATATTTTTGCATTTGAATAAAATCCTTTTTATTCATCTTACTGTTAAACAACTCAAGATATCTAAAATTATCTTCATAGTAAACAGTATCAGAATTAACATCATCATAAAACAGGTTTTTGCCTTTAAGTTTCTCAGTTGAACCCTCTAATTGATAACCAGTAGTGAAGGCATACACACGGAAAGGGATGTTCACAATTCGCGAGAAGTTCACCAAGTTTAAAAGTTGGTCCATAGTTGCTTTCATATCATAATGCATAGAACCTGACCAGTCAAGATACATAATCATTCCGTGAGATTTTCCTTCAGGGATGGTAGTAACTTTCTTAAAGATATCGTCATTATATAAGTAAGAGTTCATTTTAACTGGGTCAATAACACCAGTCTTAGCAGTAGTAGCACGGACATATTCCTTAGCTGACTTCTTCATCTCAAATTCTTTCACAAGATAAGCAATTGATTTCTTATTGTTTGCCATAAACTTAGTAAACAATTTCTCACCACGTTTACCAAGCAATAAAGAATTGCCCATATAATCGATAGACTCACCGATTGCTTTACGTTTTATATCAAATTCTTCAAAATCAGAAATAATAGTTTTGTAATCAACAATCAGTGGAGAAACATCAGCAGTATTCAGCATAATATTTTTAACTTCAATTCCAGAGTCGTTGTTATAGTTGGCATTAATATTTTGACTTAATGCTTCATCAGTTTTAGATTTAACGTCATCATCGCCAGCACCTTTAATATTACTCTCACCAGTAGCATCTTCGTCATCAGTTTCATCATCAGAAGTTTGGTCAGACTCTAAACCTTCAATCGATTCAGACTCACCGTCAATACTTTCGTCACCAAACTCATCATTATCAAATTCATCATCACCATCTTCATCTTCATCACCAAACTCATGCTCCATTTCTTGGGCAAGTTCATCTTCCTCTTCTTTTTTCAATTTAGCATACTCATAAAGACGAGTAGCAACATCAACAACCTCATCCCAAGTTTCAAGTTTCTCAATCTCATCAACCCAAACTTGCTCATCAGTTTCAATAAGAACACCAGCAGTAGGACCTGCTTTAAAGAAAGTATTGATACGGTCAATTATCGGATAAGTATTAATTTTATCAATGTCACCACCGAAGAAACCGTCAGCAATCATTTTCTTATAAGACATAACAAATGAACGTCTCAGTCCAGGATAACGTCTTTGAATTAGTTTTTCAATACGAGCATCTTCAACAACGTTCAAGAACGATTTGAAACCTGGACCCATATCTTTTTTCTTTAGTTCTTTTTCCCAACCCTCAAATGGGGTGTAAAGGGCATGACCAACCTCGTGACCAGTCAAGTGGTCATAAGTTTCATTGGTCATATCGTTCCAGACTGGTAAAGTCAGGACACGATTTTTCACGTCAAACGACGCAGTCTTGGCATTAGCATGCATAACGGTAACATCTTCCGTAGCAAGTAATTTCGCAAGTAAATCTTTTTGGTTAAACATAATATAAACTCCTTTTCAATCAATCAACACCATCAATTATACCCTAATTTTCTCAAAAGTCAAGCGTTTTATCGCTTTTATTCCCACCTTTATAAAAGGGTTATTCAACAACTTCCCAACCTGAGAAAAACGGTTTTGACTCGCACCCAACTTGGTTAGAACGTTTAGTCGCAACACTTTTTTTCTCATCAGTTATTTTATCAAGGTATTCAAAAAACTCATCAACAATTTCTTTACCTAGAATATCTTCATTTTTATTTACATTTTTCATTTCAAACTCCTTTTAATTTTAATATCTATATAGAATGGAAGGAAAATAAGGCAGGGAAAATGAAACCCAAGAAAAACCCACCATTCTATATAAATACTACTTACTAACTCAACTCTCTATACTACCTATTATACTCTCATTTTATCAAATAGGTGGCTAATTTCAATATATTTTTCAATAATAAACCGACTTTACAATCGGTTTTATCAATACCTACCGAGACGGGGCAGTAGAAGAACCTTCAAGACATTCAGCAATATCCTCAGGGAAATCTTTCATATAAGCACGAGCCTCATATTCAGTCATTTTAAAATGACACACAAGACTATCAAAAACAAGTTCAGGATTTACGAACTTATCAGCAAACTCATTAAAAACACTTTTTTCAACTTTTTCCATAACACACTCCTTATTAATCAACTCTATACCACCTATTATACCCTAAACTGCAAGAATAGGTGGAAGAATAACACGGTAAATAGTAAGGGATTGCGAATGTTAAAAAACCTCCGTTTAAGGAGGTTCTAAAATTACCAGATATTATAAGTAATAGTATCTGTTGGGGCGAAACTGAATACCTATTTAAGCACTGGCACGCTGATTACGTTGATACTCAAGGTGATGTCGGTATTCATCTAGATTCATTAAAGCACCCATTGCTACATTATGCTCTTTACGAATAATAGCACCATCTTCAATAGTACCACCCTTACTCCAAGGCGTGTCGTGTCCAAAGATAGCATCTTCAATACTCAATGGTTCACCGTCAATAGCACAACGGAAGTCTTGTTGTACAAGCATCTCAAACTTCTTATCTTTAGTGATGGTTCTTCGGGTATCTTTATAAAGAATCGCATCATCAATATCCATCTCATGAAGATATAATTTCGCAACCTCATGTTGTTGAGATGGGTTTGAAGGATATTTAATCGCAGATCGAGCAAACGTCTTAACAAGTTCCTTAACAACCTTTGTAGTGTTACGTTCCCCAGTCTTGAACTCCCTAACGTCAATTTCATAATCAGCATTGCTATTGCCAGTTAAGTTTTTGTGTGCCTTAAAGAATTCTTCACCAAACTTTTCATGGTCTTTGATTGCGAAAACCCTGTTACGTTCAAGCAGTTCAAACCATACTGCCTGAAAAGCACCGAAACTATTAGCATTCATCTTAGCATCAAATCCATCGAGTACCTTTAACGCATCATTAAAAAATGTATCAGTGAGTTTCTTAACTCTAGACGTGATAACTGGACCAGCATTTACGAGATCTTCAATCTCATCTAAACCTGCAGCAACGTTACCACCACCCATAACTTTAATGAATACGATAGCAACATACTCATCCCACTTACGTCTTGGATTTACTGGTGTGTTCCAGTACAATGCTTTATCCTTACCATCATCTTTCCTTTCAGTATTAAAGATTTTATGTTTTGTTGAAGTCGGTCCGTATTCTTTAAACGTTTTCACACGGGTTCTAATTTCTTTAGTTATTTGAGCAGTATCATTTGCCATAATCATTTCAATCTGATTAACTGGTGTTACTGTATTGAGTCTACGAAAGATCTCAGTCGATTCGTGATTGTCGCAGATGTAAACTTGGAATAACAATTTAGTAGTGTCAAATAATTCCCTTTGTTCATCGCTTAGAGAAAGGTATGTTTCTCCAGCAGTAGTAGTAAACTTGCCCTTTTTGAAATCCCTAATTGCTCTAATTCGATTTCCACCATCAATAACTAACCATTTGTAATCTTTGTAGACTTTTCGATTTTCATCATCATGCTCAATATCTCGCACAGTGATTACACCGATTGAATATCTATTCAGAATAGAATCAATAATGCCTCGGGGTTTTTTAAGTCCAGTAGAAACTGCTGGTCTTTGACCGATTGGGTCTGGGTTGATTACTTTGTTACGGACATCTTCGATTGTGTCTTTAACTGTTTTTATTACGTTGTCGTGGTCTAACATATTATTTCCTTGTATTATTAAAAAGTAATTAAACGGAACTTGAAATTAATCGTTCCTATCAGTTTTGAGGGAAAGTGAATTCTACTTAAAGTAAAACCTGACCCTCAATACTAATTATACTATAATTTCAAACGGAAGTAAAGTTTTTAGTGATTTAATTTCAAAAACTTCATAACACCGACTAATGACTGGTTTATCACTTGGTGCATGTCTAGATATTGATATGTTCCGCAACGACCGATGAATGAAACTTTATCATTCGGTTCATCACGGTATTGCTTATAAACTTCAGTGTTAATCCCTTCAATGTCTTTGACTGGATAATACCTTTCCATATTGTTACTTCTATAATCGCAAGGGAATTCGTATGTCAATGTTGTAGCATATAAATTCTTACCGTGATTAGGAAAGTTTTTCCATTCAGTTACACGTGTCGGACCACCAGAAGTGGTGAAGTTTGTTGTGGATGTTTTGTAAACCTTTTGCTCGGGTAATGTTACCGTCTCAAATTTAATACTTCGATATGGCAACTCACCGTGTAGATTATCATAATACACGTCAATAGGCATACTATTAAACACGTGGTCGTATTCATCTTCCATATCTTTATTGAATGATGTATTCAACTTGACTGTAATATTTTCGTGGTCGAATATACGTTCAAACAATTTAGTATAACCTTCTGTCGGCATCTTTTGGAAACTGTCATCAGGGAAATACAATTCATTATCGTCATCACGAACTGGCACACGTTCAAGGATCTTAGGGTTGAGTTCTTCTAATTCTTTATCCCACATTTTCTTAGTGTATGGTTTGAAGAATATATCAAGTATATTTTTCTCACCTAGAAGTTCTTTAGTCTTACGATTGACTGGCAATACATAAAACTTTCCATCTGTATGCTTTGCTAATACTTTATGCTTATACTCAGTCCATTCAGTGAAATTAGATAACCACTCAACAACCCTTTCGTTGTTAGTGTGGAAAATATGTGGACCATACTTATGCACACGGATGCCGTCATCATTAATATAATCATACGCATTACCTGCGATATGGAATCTCTCATCTATTACAGTTACGTCATATCCATCTTCGGCAAGTTCTCTGGCATATACTGCTCCAGCAAAACCTGCACCGACAACTAGAACTCGCATTCTAAATATTCCGTAATTTGTCTTTCAGTAATCGATTTATCCATAGGTTGAGAATCATAATATGCTTCTTTCTGATTTAAAGCAAGTGTGCCCAGTTCACCAACCGACATAGATTCAATCTTAGCACAAGTCAAACCTAGATACGGTTCGCCAAAGATAGCACCTTCTTTATCTTCACATATAAGAATTGAACCAACGTCAGCAGTTTGTTGTGGTCTTGCTCTCCACCAACCTGAACCTGCATGCCAATAACCTGCCATAAGGATTCCCCAATGGTCGTTGAATTTTGACATCATCTCTTGTTCAGTTAAACGTTTTTGTTTCTTAGACTTAGATCCGTATTGCATAATCTGCCAAGTAGCACCGTCAGTAACTTTATTAAACCACTTCTCAGTTTCTGATTGAATCAATCCAGCGAAGTTGAATACAAACTCTTTAGGTTCTGCGAATAAAGACCTAGAAGGTTCTCTATGCAACGTATATGCTGATGCATGCCAAGAAAACACTTTACTTTCGTCCCAATTAGGAAATAACATCTTAAAGTCTCCGCCAAGATGAGCAGGAAGGGTAATTGGAGTCTTTTGTTTTGTGATAGAACGTATTGCTCTTCCAAATGCGTCGTTCCATTCTGGACGTAATTCTTTCTCTGCAACGACATTGTTAATATAGTAATCATTTGTGATTGATTCGAGAATCTTATCTTCTTTACCAACCCAAGTGTTAATGTTCTTAGGAGACTGCCAGTCCTCGATTGCAAACAAAGCATCGGGACGTTGAGAGATTGCCCATAACGCACCATACATATGTGTATTATAAGGTGAGATATGCATAAGGAAAACTACAACTTTATCATACTTCGAAATATCTTCACCAGCAGTTACTGGTCTTTGGTCGACTTCCCATCCCAATGCTTCTAATGCTTCAACGAAACTGTAATGTGCTGTACACAAACCTATCTGCGATTTCTCGTGAAAGTTTCTTGTGCAAGCTGCTCTGGTAAATCCAGTAACTAATATTTTCTTCATTCTATACTCCAATCATTTATTATATTATACCCTACTACACATCAAAAGTAAAGTATTACACGATTTCTTCTAGGGTTTTTGTGGGTGTCATAAACTTCGACACGAATGGCACTTCTGATATTGGTAAATCACCTGGACGTCTATCACCATAAATTACTTCAAATTCGTTTCCATACTTTGCTAGGTATGCATCAACATACTCTTTAACGGTATATGACTTTCCTGAACCTAGTGGTTCGTAGTCTGTCATCGCAGCAGGTTCATTAACTGCTCGGACTAATGCGTCAGTCAAATCTTCAATATGGAAATAATCCCGAACACACGTACCATCCTTCGTATCATAATCATTACCAAAAATAGTGAATTGCCCTTTTTCTTTTGCGTTAATAATAGATCCAGGCAACCCATCTGGGTTAGTAGGAACTCCACCACCAACGTTATAGAACCTGAAGATGGTGTATTCTTTACAAATATCTTTAATCATTTGTTCAGACATAACCTTTGCGTGACCATACGGGGAGTCGGGACTGAATGCAGCACCCGTAGAAGCAAAAATGAATTTGGCATTAGGATATGCTTTAATAACGTTCAACGTTCCTGTAACATTTGTATCATAATACTCAGCAGGTTTTTCTACACTCTCACCCACACGAACAAGTGCTGCAAGATGAACAACACAAGTTACATCTGGATTGGGTTCAGTCGAATTACGAATATCCCATTCTTCAATATCAATTCCAGTTGCTTCTAACTTTTTCATTAAGGATGAACCGATATAACCTTTTGCTCCAGTAACAACAACCATTATGCGAAGAACCCCTCTAGTGTTGTGTGTTCTTCAAGTGCTTCAGGATGATAATTCTCTAACCATTCCTCACCTTTATCTTGTTCTCTTAGGTAATCATACCATTCATCGTCATGCCACATACTAGGTGATACTCCATTCCAGAAAGGTCTCCACAATTTATGTTCTTTATTCAACCTACGACTATCAACATAAGCACGTCTAGTCTTTTCATAATCCCAAGTTCCTAACTTATCCATATCCTCACGGTAATAGAAAATCAAACTCATTCTTAACATATCTTCAACACCCGAGTCAGGTGCTTCAATAGGGGTGTTGCCGTGGATGATACGCATATTGTCAATCAATAGCAAATCACCTGGACGAATATCAATTGCAGCACGTACTTCTGGTGCTACAAGATAACCACCGTTCCAACTCTTACCGTCTTTAGTAATTACTGTTAGGTTTGAGAATCCTTCATTCAAAGAACCTGCATCACGATGGCATGCCATTCTAGCATTTCTATCACTCTGAGTAGTATTCACAGTAATCGTTGTTAATGCAGTATCTTCACCAATTAAAAACTTAGGATCTAATCTATCTGCGAATTCTTTTTGTTTAGCATAACGACCTGGAATCAATCGAGCAAATTCTTTATCAAGTTTCCTTGCGAATGGATAACACTTCTCAAACTTAGCACGGTTATGTTCAACGTATGAAGTTTCTCTACCATAAGGAATACGTGGATATCTACCATAAAACCCTGCGATACCTGACCACATTGGTGACGCATACGATGTATCTGATATCATATCCTTACGAACACTCTTAACATAGTCTGTTGCTTCAGAAACTTCCATTGATTTGAAACGTTCCATAGCAACATCAAAGAACCCAGTATATACACCGAACTCTCCCTCAATCTTAGAACGTAACCAAACCGACCCACGTGTTTCGTGTTGCTTAGTCTTGTGCTTTTCAATAATAGTTTCGATTGGGTCAGAACCATCTACTGGTGTTGGTTGCCCTTGAGCATAATATTCAAGGATATCTGCTTGGAACGGTGTTACCCAATCACGATGACCAGACTGTTCAACTCTCGGACCTGCTGCCATACCACGGTTATTTGACTCGACTGCTGAATCGTACAATCCTTCAAACGCACCCAACTGTTCTTCAGGGGTAAATACGTTCTTACGGAATTTGAATGCTAGTCTTGACTCATCTACACACTTAAAGCATACATTATCACAATCTTGACTCTTAGTCATATCACATTCAGGGGGAAGATACACATCGGCATCGTTCTCAATTAGCACGTCATAAAATGATTCGTCTACGTACTTACCTAATAATTTATCTTGGTCAATCATAAACTTTGCGATGAATACGTCTTGCCCTTCATCACCTTTATATTTCTGCCAAGTGTTGCCGTTGATTGTAATTTCTTCCATATTTCTCCTAATGTATTACTATATTATACCCTTATTTAGACATTCTGTCAAGTTTTTTCTTATTATGTTTTGCCCTGTCAAGGTGGAACTTAGACGTCTTTTGGGTAAATACCTCTCCTTGTAAATGGTCATACTCGTGTTGGAATGCTCGAGCAGTAAACCCGTCAAACTTAATAGTATCAACCTTACCATCGTGTCCGGAGAACCTTGCTTTAATGATATTCGACCTTTTAACCTTAACGAATAGGTTAGGGAATGACAAACAACCCTCTTCACCTAATGTAATTGCATCTGAGTAATCTACAATAGTCGGATTGAATACTGAGAACACACTGTCTTCAATATGAGGATTGCCAATAACAAATACGTTATACGGTAGTCCTACTTGATTTGCAGCAAGTCCTAGTCCGTTGTTAGCAATCATTGTATCTCTCAAGTTTTGAAATAACTCAGTCGGATCCATTGGTGGATTGCTAAAGTCAAATCGTTGAGTTGGTTCTCTTAATATTTCATCTGTCAATTTTAATATCATGATGTTATTGTTTCTCCGTCTTTAAAAGTTATTGAATGTACATTTCCTGCCATAGAATACCTTTCATTATCTGTGTAGAATGGATATACTTGATGTTTGTGCCCAGACTCAAAAATGAATACGTCTGCAGTTTTTGGGTTTAAATTAAAGTGAATATTTGTCCTATTTGAATCAAATTGAATCGTCCCTCTCGTTTTACCATTGGACTTTTGATTATAACATTCTTGCCGTATTTCTTCTGGTATATCTAAATACCAAACAAACGAGAATAAACCAATGTGACTATGTGATGGGTTGTGTTCATAACGATGCATCACGTTCAACCATAAATCGGGTTTATCAGAACCCTTTCTGCAGAAAGAGATTTCAAGAATTTCCCTATCAAAACCCCGTTCCAAATTGACTTTAATAAAATTTTCAATATAACTAAAAGGGATATCCATGCCCGAACGATAATAATATTCTTCTTTAAGATCTCCTGCTAATGATTTTAATTCTTCTTCTTTTGGTGTTTCGTTTTTCCTGATAATTTTCCATTTTCGAAATAGTTGTTTTGTTAATTCTAAATTCGATTTTGCGTGATAAACCTTATCATCAAAATTTGAAAGATTATAATCAAAAAAAATGTGATTTTCACCTTCGTCCAATTCTGGTATTATTAGTTCGTTCATACTATCCTGCTAAAGTTTTTAATTTTTTGGAATTCAATCTTACTTCTAAATTTATCAATCAATATGTCACCCTTATGGGAAATGACAAATACGCTTGTTTCAGTTCCTAAGTCGTGCAATAGTTTCAAGAACTCATCACAACCAGTTGAGTCTAGTGATGCATCAAATACTTCGTCTAGAATTAATAGGTTAGTGTTAGTTGAGTTCTTCATCTTAGCAATTGCTCGCCAAGTAAACAGTAATGCCAAATCTACACGCATCTTCTCGCCTTCAGAGAAATTGGCATATGAAAATATATCACGATACCTACTCTTAATTGTTTCGTTGAACTCTTCATCCAATTCAAAGTTTACAAAGAACTCAAGGGATGCTAGATACTTATTAATCAACTTGTTCATAATAGGAATATACTGACGGATGATTCTAGTCTTAATACCACCGTCCTTTAGCATACCTGAAGCAAACCCAAACAGTTCCTTCTCATTAGAAAGGATTTCTCTATTCGTACTATGTGAGTTAATACTCTTTTGTAATTCTTTTATCTTACTCTCAGCATTATTATCTTCTTTGTTCTTAGACTGGAGTGTTCTAATTCTTGTGTTAGCAGACTTACCGTTCTTCTGCATATGTTTCATTTCAGATTGGTGTTCCCTAATCTTCAACTGCTTATCTTGGATTGAATTTTGTAGCACGTCAATCTTATCCATCTCAACCACAAGTTTATCCTGCTCTACAAGTAATGTTTCAATACCTGCTTCAGTTTCCTTAATAGTTTTCTGAGTGGTCTCGATTTTATCTGCCTTAATCTTCAAGTCAATCAATTGCTCGCACGTTGGGCAGTTATCATTCTTCTCAAAGAACATCATACGTTTAGTGCTGTTATGAGTTTTGTCGTGGAGTTTCTGTAATAAGTCAGATACCTTAGCAGACTTGTTCTTAACCTTTGCTTCGTGACCAACTTCACTTAGTAGTCCGTCTACAGCATCACCTAATTTAAAACACTCACTCTCAGACGTATTGTATCTTTGTTCATAACCATTACGTTCAACTACAATAGAATTGATTTGGTCATCTACATCGTGTTTAAGTTGCTCAAGGTATTCCTGCTGTACTTGGATCTTGTCTTCAGATAAGTTGATTTGATATTCAATTTCTTGAGAGTCTTTCTTATTGGTTGATACCCTATCCTTCAGTAGTAAATTCATATTAGAGAATATTTGAATATCTAATAAGTCTTCAATAATAATTCTTCGGTCATACGGTTTCAACTGCATAAACGGAGTGAAGGATGCGTTACCCAGCACCACAATTTGAGTGAACGATCTGTAATTTAATTTGAGGATAGTGTCCTCTAGAGTTGCTTGATAATCTCTAGAACTTCCTGGCTGATTTAATAGTTCGTTGTTCTTATAGATTTCAAAGATGTTAGGTTTAATTCCCCTAAGAACTCTATAATCATTCGAACCGATTTTAAACTCAACCTCAACTAAAGCATCCTTGTTATTGATACTGTTTACAAGTTGTTGTTTCTTAATATCTCTGAACGGTTTATTAAACAACACGAAACACAAGGCATCAATTAGACTTGATTTACCTGCTCCATTCTCACCAACAACAATTGTGTTAGGAGAACGGTCTAGTTGGATTTCAGTGAACACATTACCTGTTGACAATATGTTTTTGTATTTCAATTTCGAAAAATGTATCATAATATAATTATACCTTATTTCCCCATAAAAGTAAAGTTATGCATCCATATGGATTGCTTCATTGTAGAGTTCTGACATCAACTGACTCAGGTCGTCTTTCGGTACATTATCTGGATAATTGCCGATATAAGAATTCATAATAGTGATAGTATCTTCTGCTTCATTCACGATATCCTCGTCATCCTCTAAGTTGAGGTTCAAGTGGTCTTCAACGATTTGGATATGAATTGGGTCTGCTTTGTACAACTTATCCATAAATAAATCGAACCAGTATGGATTATCAACCGTTTGCTTAATAACTTTCACATACGCACCCTTGTATGAGTCGAACGGGAAGTCTAGGATTTCCTCTGCTGATTTGTTATCATCTGAGTAGAATACCTTTTTGAACATAGAGTTAGGGTTTCTAACGAACTCAAGTCCACGTGTATCTGTATCATATATGTGAAATCCTTTAGCATCGTTGAAGTCTGCCCAAGTTAATTCATACGGACAACCAAGATACTCTACGTTTTTAGTAGTAGATTTGTGATGAAAATGTCCTGAGCATACTAAGTCAAACTTATCAAAGTCTGATACACGCATACCGTGAGGGTTAGGCATACCCACGTTCATTAAGCAACCAGCAATTTCTAGGTGACCAAACATAACTTGAGCAGGTGTTTTATCCATAGCATCAATTGCTACATCATAATTCTGCTTGTTAATCCAAGGCATTATTAATATGTCGTGACCATCAAAGGTTAATGTCTCAGGTTTTGAATAGTATTCAACAAACGTATTATCAAATAATTCATTCATAGAGTTCCATTCATTTGTATCTTTGAATGGTACATCGTGGTTGCCTACTATAACGTGTAAAGCAATTCCTCTCTTTTCACACTCATCAATAAACATATCTTTCATTCTACGCAACGTGACATAGTTGATATACTTACGTCTGTCTACAATATCACCTAAGTGAATGATAGTAGTAATCCCCTCTGCTTCTAACTTAGGGAAAAACTGTTTGCTATAAAATTCTTCAAAGTAATCAAGGAAATGTAGTGAGTCATTCCTTACCCCAAAATGCGTGTCAGTTACTAAAGCAATCTTCACTTCTTAACAACCGTTTTCTTTGCCTTAGTATTTTCGAAGTTCGTAATAAACTCATTCATATATTCTTGAGCACCATCACTTGACTTAACGTCAGCATTAAAATTGCCAGAAACATCGTGCCCTTGCATATCAGCAGTTTCTCCCATAGCATTAGCATTCTCAGTTGCTTTGAATTTGGTGTACAAATACTTTTTCTCTTTTTGAATACGTCTAAGAAATGCATAGTAAATAATCTGAGTAAAATATGCGAAAGGGTTTTGAGTTTTCTCAGGGTTGAAGTTATGCATATACCTTAAACAGTTCTCAATGCCATCACCAATCATATCCTCTCTAAACGTATAGTTGATAAAGTTTGGTTTGAAGGATAGTCGGTTAGCAATTAACGAGATACATTCTGCAATGTAATTTGGGACTTGGGGTTTATCTTTACCAGCATCCTCTGCTAATTTAATTGCTTTTTGATATTCTACCATTGCTGCGTAGAAGTCTGGATTATTTACATAGTTTCTTTTCTTTGCCATAATATTTCCTTAGTGTATGCTTGTATTTGCTATTCTTAAAATTTCTCTTACAATTTCTGGTTTCACGTTTTCGTTATCAGACCAATCATCTGATGTTTCTTTTATTCTCATTTCATCTAATGATCCAGAATAATATTCTTTCATTTCCTTTGGTGCTTCTGCTATTGCTATAATATGGTCAAACCTAATCTCGATATGAGTATCCTCGCCGAATAATGGTATCCAAGCAGATGAAAACATTTGCATCTTACGTGACTTCATATCCTCTTGCATTGTAATTTGTAATGGGTTTTTAGTTTCGATATCAAGTGTTTCTTCATCGTATGATAATACATCTGCCATTACCGTTTCTCCACTAGAGAGTTTTATAATACTAATCGTCATAGTTTAATTTTATGTTGTAGAGAGAGTAATCAAACTCCTCTTGGTTGTATAATTTAATTCTAACAGCAAAGTGCTTAAGAGTATGGTTATGATAAGACTTCCAACTTAAATCGTCTGAAACATCATATAACGTTGCCTGCTCCTTACTGTCACCCTTTCTTAATCCTCTACCTATCGACTGAAGATTTCGTACCCTACTTTTACTAGGAGAACCAAATATAATGTTATGAAGGTTCTTAATGTTAATACCAGTAGAGAACGTTCCGTAACTAGCGATAATGATTGCGTCGTTTTCTTTTTCTGTGATTGCTCTAATTTCTTCTCTTTCTGATGCATCTACACCTCCGTGAACAAAGAACACTTTTCTATCATCGTGACACTCATCTTTGATTGCGTCATATAATACCTTGCCGTGTTTTTCAACGTACTGGAATAATAATAGTGTATTCCCTTTACGAGTAATAGTCAAGTTTTTGATGAAGTTATTTCTATGAGTATTACTGACAAGGAAATCCATCTCCTCTTGATAAGTAGTCTTCTTCATCCGTTTGCGTTCGTGGTCTGGATATTTCAACACTAGACACTTGATTCTAAATTCAGCAAGTGTTTCGTTGTCAATTAGTTCCTTAGTAGTGATAACTTTCATTACTGGTCCGAACAAACCTTCAAGTACAAGTTTATTTGTTTGGGTGTCATCTAATGTTCCAGTGAAACCAAACCTATATTTACAGTCGGTCAGTTTCTCCATAATCTTAGATAATGAGTTTGCTTTGAAGAGGTGCGCCTCGTCCCCTACGATCACGTCAAACTGGTCGAAGTATTTCTTCGGGAGTTTATATATGCTCTGCCATGTGGAAATAAAAACCCTTGCAGTAGGATGCTCCTTATCCTGACCCGACATTATCTTATGAGTTTCGTGAAACGTACCATCTGAATAATCAGCGAAGTCAGAATTCATCTGTGAGACCAGAGAAGTGGTCGGAACGATGACTAATGCTCTCTTACATTCCTTCCTTAAATAGTATTTGAGTAGCGAGTAAATGATGAACGATTTACCAGATGCTGTCGGGGATAATACTAATGCTCTATTATTTCTGATAGCATGGGCAACTGCTCTTAATTGATAATCACGAGGTTCAAACCGTTTCTCAGTTAGATATTTCTTAAGACCGTTTAACGGGATATCCATTGTATCTTCAAGACCATCGTGTACAATTACTTTGTAGTCCCTTTCCTTAGCAAACCTTTTGATATGCTCTAACAGTCCAACGTAGATTTGTTGAGTGTTTACATTATACAGTCTGATTTTACCATCCCAAATTCTATTACGAACTGCTGGCATAAACTTAGCACCTGGAACTTCAAACGTGAAGAACTCAGACAACTCCATAGAAGTGCCACGTTCACAATCCAATTTTAAATATACTTCGTCTTTTTTGTAGACTTCAATCTTTTCCATTAACCACCTGTGGTGAATTTTGCCCAATCAATTGCACTCTTAATTTGGAATCCACGATTGTTTAAACTTTTAATTATTGAGTCAAGGTATGATACCTTTTCTTCTTGCATTGAAACTAACAATATAGATTCGATGAACATATCATCTGACTCAATATATGTATTAACTTCGTTCTTAAGTAATTTCTTAAAGAATTGCTCACGACCAAGTTCAGATAATTCGTGTCTGTCTAATTCCCCAAGATAATACTCAAGCAAGGTTCTTTGGATTTTCTTATGCTTACCTTTCAGTTTGATAAGTTGCACACGTTCACCCATATAGTATTTAAGATACTTGTTATGGACTTGTGGGATGGTGGCAGAGGCACTGCCTAATTCGGTTTCATCTATCTTGGAATCTTTATTCCATTCAGATACTATTTGTTCAATGTTCATACTATATATTATACCTTACTTCGTCTATAAAGTAAAGTTAGACCCAATGTAAATTAAATGCTTTAAAACTTTACTAATCATCTAATTCGTAGTATAATAGAGGTGTTGCCTCTTTGATATAAGTTTAATCTATTGATGTTATTTGATAAGAACGATAAGTAAATGTTACATCACCAGTTAAATATTCTATATCTGATTGACCAATATCAAATTCTAATGAAGCAATATTAGTAGGATACAAATCAATAAACTTAACTTCTATGTTAGGTTGATACTGAGATGTCATAATAATCAACGAAGCATCAGAATAAGGTTCAGTTAAGAGTTTTCTTTGTTCGTAGTTATCAGGGAAACCTAAACCAGTCATCCAATCTACTATCTCTCGATAGTTCTTCATATCCTCATCTACTCTAAACTTTAATGACAAGTCACTAAACTCCATTTTATCTCCAGCAATTGGAAGTTTATTAAATGGGTTAGTTACTGTATCAATACGTCCAAGTGACATATCTGGAATAGATGCTGCAGTACAGAAATAATTTACGTGTGGTAATTTCTGGATTTGGAATCTAAACCCTATTGGGGATAGTAATGATTTGTTTGTAGGTTCATTTGGCATAATGTGTCGGGTAAATTCCTTGTACTATATTTATAACACGAAAAAAATCCCTCAATTAAGAGGGATTGGGCATGTTGCGTAACAATGATTAAAGATCTACTTGCTGTTATCCATAAATTCTGGATAAGCAGAAGAACCAGTCTCCCACATATCAGAACCAGCAAGTTCTTCATCTTCACCTACTCTCAGACCAATAGTCTTTTTGAGTAAGTACCAGACAATTAGTGAAGTACCAAATACAAATCCGAAGATTGCACCAGTACCAACTGCTTGTCCATATAACGTAGCATCAGTATTTAAAATTGGAACCAACATTAGTCCCACAATACCTGCTACTCCGTGAACACTGATCGCACCAACTGGGTCATCAATACCCCATTTCTCTAGCAATGCCATAGAAATAGGAACAATCAAACCACCAATCGCACCATATAATGCAGCGATTTCAGGTGAAGGTGTTAGAGGATCTGCTGTAATAACTACCAGTCCTGCTAATGCACCATTCAGAGTCACATTCAAAACGGTCTTCTTTAACCAAAGTTTTGAGAGCACCATTGCACTCAGTAAACCTGCAGCAGCCGCAGTATTAGTATTAACAAAGATTTGAGCAACTGCGTTAGCATTGTCTAATCCTAAAATACTTAACTGTGAACCACCATTAAAACCAAACCAACCCATCCAAAGAATAAGTGTACCTAGAGCAACTTGCGTTGTACTAGAACCGTGGATAGCAACGGGATTTCCGTTCTTATCATACTTACCCTTACGTGGACCAATTAGTAGTACTGCCGCTAATGCAGCTGCAGCACCTGCCATGTGTACAATTCCCGAACCTGCAAAGTCAAAGAATCCTACTTCTGACAACCAGCCACCACCCCAACTCCAAGAACCTTGAATTGGGTAAATCACAGCAGTAAAGATTGCTGCGAAAACTAAGAATGACCATAGTTTCTTACGTTCAGCAACAGCGCCAGAAACCACTGACATTGCTGTTGCTACAAATACTACTTGAAAGAAAAAGTCACTCATTAATGCGTGGTCTTCTGGAGCATTCCAGCCACCGTACATTAATTCGTAACCCACAAACAAGAAGGTTAATGACGCAACACTATAAAGTGCTACGTTTTTTATAAGGATCTCAGTTACGTTCTTCGAACGAACCGATCCTGCTTCTAACATTGTAAAACCTGCTGCCATCCACATCACTAAGACTGCTGAGACAAGGAAGTACAATGTATTTAAGGCATAGCCTAATTCCATATATTTCTCCTATATTGAAATTGCTACACAACATTACAAACCTATTTATAACACTGAAATTAATGCGAAAAAAAACCCCAACCGAAGTTGAGGTTTTATCTAGGGTTTAACCTGGATTACATTAAGTTAGTAATCTTAG